TCCACATCAAACTTTTCATCCTTCTTAGGGTTGAAAGACGAAAGGGTAGCCTTGTCACCCTTAATAATGAACTCTTCGTCGCCTTCAATATGCCAAGCAACAACAACGGCCTTCTTTTGTTCCTTAACTCTCATTGCCATTTTCATTTTCTCCTTTTACGTCGTCTACCAACACTTGCTGCGATCTGCTTCGGATTTCTAGCGCCTCTTGCGACTGCTCCATATCTTTTACGAGCATAACGTTTTTTCAATCTTAACTTTCCAGGTCGGCCCCTTTTCACTCGTTGTTCCCATTTTGTCCTGACGTAACAGGGGTTGGGGGAACATTTGCAATTTCTGGAACAAAGTTTGCTTCCGCGTCGGCAGCCTCCTGTGTCGGATTTTTCATATTCGGAATGAACTGTCGTAGAAGCTCGCGGTAAGTAGAGTCTGAAATAATCTTTCTTCCGGCAGCAACTTCCAAACCCATGATAAGGAATTGCAATGCCTGGTTGAATGCAGCCTGATCTTCAATACGAATGATTTCCCAAGTAAGGGTCGCCTTGGTAGGTGAATCACCATTGATTTTCATTACCATCTTCAACAACTGTTGAATGTGCTTGTTGTAATTTCTACGCTTGCGACCAATCTTCTTAGCCCACGGTAGCGTCTGCGCGTTATTTGCCTGATTTGCAGAACCGGCTTCAATTGTCATAAACGCCCATCGCGGAGTCTCGCTAGCTACGCAAATACAGTCCATTAGGAAATCAGCAAGTGTCTTAGTATCCCCGAGCACAGACTTGGCTTCAAGGAACTCTGCATCCTCTTCAGACTGAAGGAACAGAATTTCCTTTCCTTTCCAGTTAACCACTGAATTGGGCTTGACTTTTCCATCTTCATCGAGAGCTTCAGGGAAATTGTTTTTAATGAACGGCTGCACGTCCTGAATCTTCAACTTTGTTTTTGGGATCGAGTGATACTTGTGCGCCTGTAGTCCCTGCTTCAAAACATCGTGGAAAGCATGAATCAGTGGGTTTACAACTTCAAGCTCGCTTTGTCCACCCTTCAGAGTTGAATCGTATTCATTGTAAACTTCTACAATGGGAACAAAGCCCCAAGTATTCGTCATATTCCAGTCAGTTAGTTCTTTCCGATCTGTGGTATCAAAATACTGAAATTTTTCAGGCGTAATGATTTCCAGAATCTCATGTTCTTTCATCCTGGGAAGCACACCCTGAATATAGTCACCCGGTTCCTCAACCATTTCAATCTTGTGCTTGATAATTACCTGAGCAAGGATATTTTCATTCATTGGGTCACGCTCAATCACAATTCGTTCCGGGTCTACAATCACAAGGCGACAAGCGTCAGACTCTTCTTTTGTCATCAGCACATCATCAAGTATCGGGTCTTGCTGTATACGAACAAATGTCGTGGAGTCCCTGAGCGAATTGCGAAGCATTTGTTGAATTTCCGCTGCCCAATGAACATGCAAGCACTCGTTAAGAAAGTCGTCTAGATTTTCATTATCTGTGGACGCGGTTGGGTGCCCTATAAAGTCAACCTGAAGATCAATGATTGGCTTTGTGAAAAAAGCGCCTAGCGAAACATCACTGTTCAGGTTGCCATAAAGCTGTCGAGCACTGTCGTAACTGATAACTGTATTCTCATAGGTTGGGCCGTCGTTAAAAGATATTTGACCCGACATTTTGAAATTAGAACGAAGGCCAGACCAGGAAATCGGCCCCCATGCTCTAAATATCTGCTCACGTACTTTCTGCCAAGCTCCCATTTATTCCTCCTGGCCTTTCTTCTCTGTTTCCTCAGCTAAATAGCTTTCCAAATTTTCAATCATTTGTGCCGCCTCTTCTTGCTTATCAGGAGGCAATTGACGAAGAGCTTCCATTAAGTCTCCGTCGGCACCAATGGTGGTTTTATTTTCATTTACATTGTGGACGTTTGCCTCAGACTTGCTGACCTTGGATACGCCTGTGCGGTCGAGCACTTCAGAAGCAGCCTTCAAAATCATGCCGTCGTCAAGCGATGAGCGCATTACGTCCACAATGGCCTGTACCGCTTCGATTGAGTAACCCTGTAACAACTCTAGAGCGGCACCGGGGAGATTCTCCTGAAGGCTCTGAAGCCTCTCTGCAACGTCTTCCTCTATCAGTAGCTCTTTTACCTGCCCACGTGAGATTCCGACCACACTTCCGATCTGTGTATTGGAATACCGGGACAATTTCAAAACAATGACCATATCCTTGATATGGTCTTTCTCACCAGGCAAAATAGTGGACTTAATATTCATTTTTTGCTTGTAACGACGACGAACGCGCTTTGCGCTTTCCCTACCTGCACTAGCTCGATCTTCGGGGGTTCGCCTAGGCAAGAACGCTCGACTTTCCGAATGCATTAGAAATCTCTGAGGAAATTTCAAGAGTGGGACTTCTCAGGGTAGCAATCCGCTCGAACATATCCGCGTGATGCCAGTGGTCAGGATTCTTGTTCTTTTGCCAGAACGCTCTAATCCTGCCCTGAGTATCTTCTTTTTCAACTCTAACCATCTGCATCATGTGGTGATAGAAACCGTTGTAGTCCTTGTTAGCTAGAAATTCGCCCTGCTCGCGAGCGTTCCCAGGAAGGATTACTCGACCGTCCATGTAATCTTTGATTGTTGTATCGAAAGCCATTGTGCGATCAATTACACATTTCCCTGCTTCGCCAAACTTCTGAGGGAACCAAACCGCAATTTCCTGAGTCGCGGGACGGTCTAATTCAAACCCTAGCCACACACGACCCTGATACTTGATCGAAAGGTCACGCGCTGCTCTCTTTTCAGGATGCGCGTCAATTACAGCCACAAAACTGTTTAATGAAGCAAAGAAGTTGTCTAGCTCGTTCCACTCTTTGAAAATCTTCATAGCCCAGGTGCGGCGCATCCCCGAGCGCGTGAGAGTAGATGCCTTCACATGAATAGACATTCCCACATCGACACCAACATAAACCGCGCTCTCAGGAATCCCGCCAAGCGTATGACCTGGCATTACACAACCGTCAAGAATCTGTGCTGTGAATTTATCCCCGGCAGCGACATACGGACGGCCTAGAGACTGATTGTAAAAACTCTTCAGTTTCTTAGCGTCACGCTGACCGAGATACCAACCCTTAATAATTTCATATGTGGTCTGTGAGGGAGAGTTAAACTGTGTGATTTTGTAACCACGACTACGACCAGTCAGGTTTTGAGGAACCCACCGACCAAAAGCGTTTGCAACCGTGCGTTCCCAATCTTGAAATTGGCGATGACAAAATTCGCACGCGAGTACACACTCATCAGCCGTATCGCCGAGCTTCATATGGTCTTCAAAGTCAATAACTTGAAAACGATTACAGCCAGGGCACGGAATCTCCCACAAGTGCTGATCGGACGCCCACCATCCGTCTTCAGCATCTATACCGTGCCCTGGAACCGTCGGAGTAGAAAGCATGGTCAGTTTTTTCACAAGCGAACCATCCATACGGTGTCGAGCATCTTCCAAGTTGTCTTCCACCATACGGTCGCGCTCGTCCCATACTTCTACGTCCACTGGAATTTCCTGAAGCTCGCGCTCGATATTCGTACCACGAATATAGAGGTTAATACTCTCCGCTGATTGCTTATGAAGCCGGTTGTCCACAGTCTTGAACGCAGACCTAAGAAACGTGTGTGAGTCGATAATAGGATCAATGCGAGACTGGACAAATGGAATTGCGCCGGTCTTTAGTGGGAGCAAATACAAATGGTGCCATTTTCGTTGTGTAATCCAGTGAAGTGTCCGAGTTAAAAAGGTGACTGTAAATGCCATTTGAGCCGCCTTCGGAATGACAATTTCATCACTAGTATCTCGGATCACTTGTTTGACGTATTCCCGCCCTTCTAGGCTGAATGGCCTACCATCTACTTTCAAACCCATATTGAGCGCCCATTCATCGGGTCTAGCCAGCGTTCTGACGGATGAAAAATTTCCCGCTACGCGTGGCTTCGCAGTACGGGTTTTCTTTCTGTTTACAGCTTTAGAAGCCATATGGCTCCCGAGCAGTTAGGCAACGCCCTCGCAAGGTGATTTGAGCATAGCGAAATACACTAAGGGCACAAAAAAGAGGGCCGGGGGGCAGTACCCCGACCCTCTTCGCCCGAACCTACCTACCAGGAGGGAGGCAGCGCCGCTGGCCGACGCTC